ATTTCGATCGGCATCTTAATTCGACGGTCTGCATCATCATCCTTCGGATAAGAATATTTCTTTCCGGCTTTGATTTTGCATTTGTAAAAGGTTATTCTGTGCATTAAGCCGTTGTTCTTTGTTGTGATTCTGACTTTGAACCACGGAAGAATAGACCGCGAACCGGACTGAACGAGAACAGATGCTACAGGAGTATAATTATACGTCAGCCTGATTTCCTTAGTCGGATCATAGATTTCGCCCGCCTGAAAAATTACTCCGTGATAGCCTTTCGCGTCTGTGAAACGGATGTAATCAATGCCTTCAACGAGGTCGGTTGATCCGCATTTAAAATCAGTGATTGTCTGCTCAGTTCCGTCTGCATTTTCGTTTGCGATATAATAAAGCTTGTCTGCTTCGGTTGTGTCTGCGGCAAAAGTCTGAATCGCTCCAGTCACAGCTGTTCCGGGAGTGACTGTCTTCTTGTCGAAATCTCCGCGAAGTTTGTCCCATGTGAGAGACTTGAGAGCTTCGTGCAGATTCGCTTTAATCGAAGCTTCCTGCTTAGATACAACTTCATCTGCATCTGCATTATCGTTTTCTTCTTTTGAGACTTCCATAGTCTCATCAAATTCAAGGCCGGATAGAGCCCCTGCATCATGCCATGAATCTTCACCTTCTGTTCCGTATACACCTATCTCTACTTTACCGCCGCCTCGCAGTATATCTGCAGGATTGCAGACGGTAGTCTGAAATTCAGCCATCGTTCCTCCTTATTCCGTCCATTTCGGACAGTAGTAATAAACATAAATTGTTATGATTGTTCCTGCCTGACGCTTACGTTCAAAATTGAACTCGGTGAAATCATCTTCGTATTCAATCTTGTCAATCAGCGCAGACTTTATTTCTCCAATTGCCCGGAGAATATCCGATCTTATTCTTCGGATTTGTTCATTGCACTCTTTCCCGTTCGTTACTGATGAAATATTCAGCGTAAGTTTCTTATATTCAGAATCCTCATCTGTGTTATCATTCCATTCTGCAGGCTTGACCTTTGTGCAGTTGGGATCTTCAATATTGATAAAATCAGGCTCATCTTCTGCGACATTCAATGATCTCCATTCGGATATTTTATTTCCGGCATCGCTCAAATAACCGTCTGCGGTTTTAATTTTTGCGAATGAAGTCTTAAATTCATTGATGATGTCCTGTCTTATCATTCCGGTTCGTCCTCCGAAAGAAAAACGAGAGAAAGACCTGTGCCGTCAGACTGAGGTTTTCTTTCTATGAAATAATCTTTTCCGCGAACGGAAATCTTTTCGCCTTTGACTGCCGAATCGATTTGGGAACTGAGGCACGTTGCGACAATCTCGGAAGAATCAATCTTTCTGCCGGCCTGCTCTTCTCCCCATTTACGGTCAAAAAGCAATTCAATCGGAATCGAGTCTCCGCTTTTCGGGATATACCGAGCGTCTTTCTCGCCGAAATCATGAAACATCCATTTGAGATCAGCAGCGCCGTACATTATTCTTCTCCGTAAACGGGATTTCCATCGGCATCGATAACCGCTTTGCCGTCCGCATCGAGCTTCAAAAATTCGTAAACGATCTGACCTTTCACTTTCTCCGGTCTTCCATCATCTCCGAGCTTTTCACGCTTGAGCGGATAATCGGCATCAGCAACCGTTGAAGACTTTGCATTCTTTGTATCTTCTGCTAGACCGGCAGAAATCAGAGACTTCGCCTGCGCGTCCGTAAGCTCAACAGTTTTGCCTTCACAAAGGACATCGTTGTTGAATCCGTTTATTGTTTTTAATATTTTAACTACCATACAAACTCCTTATGGCGGGCTTTACGCCCGCCGTTGGTTATGCCGTTTTCATGTCCTTGATTACTGCGAATGATTCAGCTCTGCGAAGAGCGATATCAACATCCTGAAGTGCAATGACTCTGATTCCGCCTGAAAGAGAGTTGACAGAAGAATCGACGTTAAGATCGAGGACTCCCCACTCACCGATAATAAGATCAGACCAGTTACCGAAAATGATCGCGGAAAGGTCAGTCGCTGATCCCTTTGTGAGATAGCCCGGAACCTGATTCGAGGCAATTGCTCTATATCCATTGAGCATTCCTTCGCCGTTGTTCCCGTCCTGCCACAGCATCAATCCGCTTCCGGCATCGATCTTTGTTGTTTTGAGTTTTCCACGGCCTGCAGCGTTTGTTATATAAACAAGATTGCCGATGTCTGCATTTGCAGCAGCGACCTTGCTCTCCATCTCAACGATTTTTGCATGAGACGGAACATCTCCAATAGTTCCAAGCTCAACAACTTTCACTCCGGCAGCATGAAGAACTCCGACGGGATTAGCTCCGCCGGTTGCTCCTGCAAGAGCAGCCTTGTCAATTCCAAGAGCGATGTCTTCAGCTATGAGCTTGCGGACATACTGCTCAACCCCGATCGAAGCCTGCTTGAGAAGTCCGCGTCCGATGTCTGTAAACACTCCGATAGTTTTCGGAGTCAAAGAGATTTTGCCAGTTGCGGCTTCACTCTCTGTACTCAGAGTTCCATTGCGCGGAACCCAATATGTATTGAGACCGCCGGTCGCTTTCGGAATATCTACATTACCGACAAGTCCGGAAAGAACAGTTGCACCGGCCTGTTTAACAACAAGTCTGTTGCGTAGAAGTTCGATGAAAGATTCTGATTTGAGATCAGTCCCGATCAAAGTTCCGCCTTTTGCAGGAGTCGAACCGTCAAAGTCGCGCTGACCCTGAACATCAAGCGGAACGAATACTCCCATCGCCGTGCGTCCAAGACGTTTTTCGATTGCTTCTGAGCATTCGCGCTCAAATTCTGCACCCTTCCAGTCTTTGCTTGCAAGAGCATTGAGCGCTCGCATGAAAGAGTATTCTCTTTTCTCGTTGTCCGAAAGACCGAGATCGGATGCAGGCTTCTGAGTCTGCAAAGGCTTAGCGTTTCTCGCTGAGATTTTCTCAATCGCAATCTTTCTGAATTCATCAACAGATTTTCCTTCATCAATAAAGCATCTTGCTTCATCGGAAAGTCCGTACTGCTGACCCATAGCGTTAATTTCGCTGACTCTTGCTCTCTCATCCTTCTGTGCCTGCATTCTGATTTCGTTTTCGTTGACTACTACTGCAGGCTCTTTCTGAGTCTGTGAATTTGTGTCCGGCATTTTTGCCCTCCTGTTTTCAATTATTATTTCGTTTTCTACTCCGTGTTCGGAGCGGCCTATCCCGACAGTAATATCTGCCGGAGCGGAAACGCTCGATATCTCGTAAGGCTCCCAATCGACAGCCCGATACTTTTCGTTTCCTTCTTTCTCTTCTTCGAGCACGATCTTATGCACCCGGTAACCAACCGAGACATTGACACGTATCCCGTCGCATATATCTCTATAGATTTCCTCTGCGAGTGATGAGTTTCCAACTCTCACTACCGCGCGCCCTTTGCGCGTCGCAGGATCAATCCAAGCTTTCTCTATTACTCCAATCTGTCTCTTGAGGTCGTGCATATCGAGGAACGGAGCCTTAGAATTTATTCGAGACAAACGAACTGCCCCTTCCGAATGATCAAGAATCTCTGTCCCGTACCATGCAGGACACTCGGCTTCTGAGCTGAATGACAATTCAATTGTCCGCTTCTCTTTGTCGATGTTCGCGTCTTCAACCGCGATACTGCGGTACATCATTTTACTTTTTATTTTTTCAGGCATCTTCGCCTCCTTTGGTTTTGCTGTTTTTATTTTTCGGATTGTCGAAAACAAGCGGCGATGTCGGCAAAGGTTCGAGAGTTAATCCATATTCTTTTATAAGCGCTTTTTCGCGCTTGAGCGTTTCGAGAGTTTCGAGAAGATCGCGTCCTGATTCTGCGAGAATATCAGAGAGTGTTGTGAATCCGCACGCGAGAGCCTGTTTGTTTGCTTCAACATCTTTGAGAGGATCAACCCACTGCCAACGGCGGCCGAAAAATTGCGGAGCATTAAATTTATCAAATTTATTGAAAGGTAGTTTTACAGCTCCTGTAAGAAGAGCCATTTTGAGCCAACGCTCGAAAATCTTTTCGGCTAAATTCTCAATTCTATTCTGCTGAATAACTTTATAGAAATCTCTTTCTTCAAGAAGACCTGTGCGGCTTGATGTATAGTTTACATTTTCAAGATCACTTCCAAGTGTCGGATAACTTATGCCAAGACCGGAAGCGATGCCTTTGAGCATCTCTTTGTTGAACTGTCCGAAATTGCCGTTCGGATGTGTCGGATCGAGAAGCTTTGCAGTATATCCTTCCGGTGAAATTCCGACCATACCAGGCTCAAGTTCTTCAATAAATTCGCCTTCATCATTTTTCTGTCCATGATATTCGCTGTCATAACCCTGTTGACGTTCATAGATCATTGTCTTTGACGCGCCCATTCGTGCAGCGACAACTTCCGCTTCTGCGTAACCGTTAAGATTATGCAGTTTCATTATTGCAGATGCAATCGGCGGATATCCGCGTCCCTGATTCGCGCGGTCAGGTGAGAAAGAATGAATTATATTTTCTGCTGAAATTACTTCATGCTTCGAATGATATCTGTATTCGTTGTCATCCTGCGAAGGTTTAAAATAATAACGAACCGGACGCAACCATTCATCATATTCAATCCCCATGCGGACAATATTGCCGTTCGAACGAGTATCATTGTATTGATCATCGAGTAGAGATGCGTCAATCGGCTGCAGAGCGAAGCCCCACGCATTATCATATCCTTCAACGATGCGGATGATTGATTCACCATCAACTGACAATGAAAGAATATCAAGACGGTATATATCAACGATTGAAAGTCTGCCGTCTGTTGAAGCTTTCTTCCCCCATTTCCGCCACTGATCTTCGATTATCTTGTTTGCATATTCGTCAAGCTTGCCGTTCGGGTCTTTTGCACGGTTCTGTAATGTGTAACCGTTCACACCGACAACATGATTTTTCATGAGATTCACGTATCTGCGCACATAATCATTATTGAGAGCCAGCTGACGGGCTTTAGCACGGAGCGGAGCAAGCTGACCTTTGAGCAATTTGTTTATTGAATCATATTCGCCTTTGAGAGAAGAAAGCAGTCTGTGATTCTGTGCGGCAGTAAATCCACGAACATACGCAGCGCGAACCGCTGCAGAAATATCTGCGTTCGTTTTACGTGTGAATATGTTGCGGATTATATTCTTCACATGCTCACCTTTATGCAGTTACCGATGGCAACGCCTTCAGCGAGATTGTTTGCAATTTTTTCGGAACGGATCTGAGCTTTAAGATTTGAACGTAGTACAAGTAGATCCGGAATCGGAATCTTTGATATTGAGCGTCCGGCAATGGTATAACTGAGTTGATCAGATGTTGCGCGGTTTTGTATTGTAGCTTCAACAGCTTCGAGAGCTTTTTCAGCCCACGAAAGTACGTTTATTTTTCCGGAGTAATCAGGAAGAATATTGACTTCGCCTGACTCGATTAGTTCGCGTTCGTCATCTTTTTTCGCATATACGAAAAAAGCATAATGTCCA